GCGTGTTCCCGCTTTTATCGCGGCTTCCTGTATTTGCCTGATCTCTTCGTTGAGTGCATCGTTACGAGCTTCAATACCTGCACGAATTCCGGCCTCCTGTTCTTTTACATAATCGGCAATGCCTTGTTTTTGGATCGCTTTTACTTTATCCTGATGTTGTTGCTCTATGAGTTCACGCTCCTCTGCAAGCAATCCGTCTTTTTTTAACAACTGATCACGCCGAAGGTCTTCGAGTTCAAGTTCTTTTTCTACGCGATCGAGTACGTTTGTGGCACTATTTACAGCACGTTGAGCGCGTAGCTCCTCCAATGCAAACAAGGCGTTATTCTTTCTTTCGAGGCGCTTCACTTCCTCGTCTTTGCGCTTTTTGTCTTTCTCTGCTGCGTCATCTTCCAGTTTCTCTTTTTGATTCAGGAGTTTTTCAGTGATGGCAATATCTTCTCCGCGAGCTTTTTCAAGATCGACAAGCGACTGAAGAAGCTGATCGCGCAATTTTTCGTCTACATGATCAAATTCTTCTGCAAGTTCTATGGCAGCTTCCTCCTCGTTCTCAAATTGCTTGTTCAATTTAGATCTGGATTGAGCCAGTTTAACGACTGCCCCGAGTTCATCCTGTGCATTTCGCACGCGTGTAAGGGAAAGATTACTCTCCTTGTTCAATGCCTGATCAATCAAGTCAATTCGTTCCTGCTCGGTCTTAGTCCGATCTTTTGCTTGAAGTATTAACCGTTTTATTTCATTCTCCTCTTTCTCATTAGCGACTGCCTGGAATGCACGTTTTGTATTGATCTCATCCATTGTTTCGGCAAACTCTTCACCGGCCTTACGGGCTTTCTTGAACCCATCTCCCAGCAGATTCATAGCACCGGTAAGACCTATCACCCCAGGTAATCCGTCGATAATTGCATCTATGAAATTATCAACACCCTCTTCCCCACCGAGTAATTCCTTTCCGAACTCATTCACGCTATCAGCCAGGTAGGCAAATCCGTTTTGAAGACCTGTCAATTTCTTTTCGAGCAGATCTGCACCGTCGCCCGTATTCTTCAGGTAGGAAATAATAGGTGCCAATGCCAATGCAGCCAGCGCGAGGATTGCACCGATCGGAGTAGCCGCGAACGCAATAACCGCCTTACCTGCCTGGATCATTCCTTGTGTAAAACCGGCAATCCGCGGCGTCACCGCGGCAAACGCGCCGTTAGCCTTTCCGAGGATTTCAGGATAGTTACCGACATTATCTTGAAATTTACCGATCTCTTTTGCCCCTTGTTTTACCGCGGCGTCCTGTGCCTCGATCACCTTTAAAAGCGCCTGGCCTTCTTTACTTGCGCGCTGCTCTGCTCCTGCGAGATCGTTATACGCTGCACGATTGGCTTCAAGTGCCGCCCGCAGAACTTTGTAAGATGCGTTTTGAGCGTTCACGCTCTTCGCGTCACGATCACCAAGGGTCGTTTTTTCCTTCAGTGCTTTCTTCACTTTCTGAAGTTGGGCTTCTTCAGCGCGATAAGCATCGTTGTTTTTAGCTTGGGCTGTAGCAATCTGCGTTTGGACTTTAGCGAGTTCTTTTTCTGCCAGCGTCAACTCGTCGACTTGCTTCTTTACTTTTCCTGTTGAGGTTGCGTTTCCTAATGTTGTATTTAGTTCCTTGAATGAAGTCAGGAGCTTTTCATTTTGCAGAAGCGCCACAGCAATATTATCCGCAAGATCCAGCGGCGCTTTTAACGCGTCATCGGTTATAATATCCTTACGCTCGGTTGCCATGTTTATGCTTCTGCTTTAAAATTTTTACGAGTTCGTTGTATTTGGCAAGTGTGATATCGTCCCTGAAGTCCACTTTGAATGCGTCTATCAGTACCGCTATAGCTTCATGAAAAGAGCTTTTACCAGATTGCTGCACCGTAGACGCTGCCTGCATTTTGTTTTGGTGCATCTTAATTCTGGTAGCGAGTGAATCCACGCGCCTGCTGACAGCGAAAAGAGATTGAGCATAATCTTCCGTGGATGTCAGTGCGAAGCGATAGCCGAAATTCTTTTCACAATATTTAATTAATTGATAGTCAATGACATACAATAATTTAGTCAGCGCGCTCCGCATGAACAAGTACTCTGAAAGTAGTGCTGTGTAAGTGTTGGCGTCGTTGAGATGGTTGTTGTATCCTTGATTACCGGAGTTTTGCCCATTTCGCTGAATAATGTTTTCCCAGGCTTCCGCACACTGGTCCTCTGTCGGTTCTCCGCGCTTGATCAGCTTTTTGTAATCTGAAGTTTCAGCCACTTCGATAAACATCTTCAGCAGAATATCATCGTATTGGAAGAACTCGATCGTAGAATTTAATGATGTCTGGTTTGAGTTGGTTGGCGAAGTCGGCGGTGTTCTCTTTGTTGAGTCCGAAAATATCCGGATCTCGCTCCAATATTTTCGGAGTCTTTGGATCAGTCGCAAAAATTTCGATTGGGAATTGTTTTGCATCTTGGTAAAAGCTTCCGTGAAATTTTCCTTCAACCTTATAGTCCGTAACGCCGCGAGGGTTCAGTAGTAACTTGAACTCTGCGTATTCTTCGCTCCTGTATGGGGTAAGATCTGCCCCTTTTGAATCCTTACCCTCAAGTAACTGACTGGTATTCATATCAACTGCTACCGGTTCAAACTCGGCAGCAATTTTTAGAATCTCCTGTTCCTGTGACTCAACAGTCAGGTTACGAAGTCTTTTCTCCCATTGGATTAAAGCGTCCATAATTAGAAAGTTGGCCCGGGGTCGCCGGGCCTTTTTCTTTTATGGCACATTAACAGCAACGGAGCCGGTAGATTCCCAAGCCATGATCGACAGGGAAGCAGGCAGATCAATATCAAGGTGTGAATCCTCGAACGATGTACCGGTTAGTGTATAACGACCTGGAACTGTCGATGACTCAGCGGCAGTAAACGCATGTGACGCTCCGTTATCATCATCAGTCAGTGTGAAGTCGCCAGTCACAAGCCCACTGATGGGTGTTCCGTCGCATTCTGCATACACATCAACCACAATGGTAGTCGCTGAAGGAGTTCCAACGATCGCAAGTTCAGCATCAGCCAAGCGGATAACCTGGTTGATCACCTTGCCGATGTCACCGGAAAGGATTTCTCCGTCACGATCAAGCTCGGTGTTATCCAGAAGATCGACGTAGATCGGTGAAGTTGTCACCACTGATCCGTCATTGAAGGCAAACTTTCCAGTATGAATCATCGAAATTGTGAAGCCGAGGAAATTTCCGTCGGTATCCAATGTTCCTAAAATCTGGTTGTCGCTGTCGATCAGAAATACCCGGCCTTGGCTGGTTCTGTGTGAGAACATCGCCTTATGCAAGCAAATGTTTTCACTGATGCCAAAGTTGAACCGGTACTGCCCATCGATCACTACACGACGACCAAGTGGTGTTTCCTGAAATGTTGTTTCCTGGCTGTTGTTCTCAAAGGTGAAGAAGAACGGCCATAGATAACCACGATCTTCAGCCGCATCAACGAGAAGCGCCTGAAGTGCTGTCTTGAAAGACGCTGCATCCGCGAAGTCCGCAGGAGCAAATGAAAAATCTGCCGGGGTTTCAATCATCCCCTTGATGAGTTTTGGCAGCTTATTGCATTTGCTAAGCGCCAAGTTATCTTTATCGGTATTGCATTGTGCTGCCATACAATCAACAATTTTTTAATGTTTGACTTAATTTTAAATTCAAAATCTCGATTGCGTCGAGTGGATCGTTGAAAATTCGCTTTTGGTTACCTTCGCTGCCGAGTGTACCGTAGTACAATCGATCGACTTTCGTGTGTGGCGGATAGGCCGACATATTCTCCCAGAAGAAAAGGCCAGACTGTTTTAACGCTTCCATGAATCGCTCGTAAAGTGGATACAAAACAGGTTTGTAAACATTCTCATAGCGTTGGGCTGCGTTGTAAGTTTTCTCGGTCCATTCGACTATCGCCAGATTCAAATTGAAGTGAATTATCCCTCCGGATACTTGCTCTTCAGTGTCGAGTCTTAAAGCAATCAATGGATACTTCTGTACCTTCTGTGATCCTGTTTGCCTGTTCTGCGCGTCGAGTAATGCCGAAATTTCAACCCGATGACCGTAACGATAGAAAGGAATTTCTTTTCCGGTGAATTCATCCGTGAACTCTTCGGTAAAGATTGGGCCTTTCATAGCCTCCACTACCGCCCCAATATCATCGACTATAAAATTCTTTATCACAAGTCGAACAGATTCATTTTACCAGGATCATCCCATTTGTCGGATAAGTACGTCTTTATATCCGTGTAACCACTACCGAGCGAATCAGTAAACAGATCATCGGAGAAATACAGGTAACCGTACAGCGTGTCTTTAAATGCGCATGCGCTACCACATTTTCTCTCGAAGTCATTCCATGCGCCGACAAGTCGCCGACGCGGAGAAGCTATTTCACCGTTCTCTGCTTTCGGAGTCACTACTCCAGACCCGGACAGGTTATCAATGGTGAACTCTACCCACTTGAAGTAGATGTAAGGGATGAACATTTTCTTCATCCCTAACCATTCATATCCTTTGTCGTAAGCTGAATAAGCAACCCCGTCCTGAAGATCAGTCCACCGTTGTTCAGTTGCCGCAAGTATTCCAGCGTAAAAAGCATCTGTTAAGCTCCTGCCCATGATCGTATAAAGGAATTCCTTTTCCCATACCTCGGCCTGCGCGAGAAATTGTCCCTCACGGTCAAGATTTGGAATCTGGTATTCCGGTCCTACGAAATCTTCAGGAGCTACGAATGCCATTTTACTTTGCCCGGAAAAGTTTTGCGATAAAAGACGCAGACATTGTGCCCGTGCCGGTCCATGTTACGCGATAATACGGCATAGGGCTACCTTGAAGAATCCAGTGATATGTGTTGCTCGCGTCGGTCGCTGTAATTGTAGCAAGCGCCGTTTGAGTTCCCACTGTGTTCAAGGCTTTCCAGTTTGTGCCGTCGATACTACCTTGCAGGGTGATCGTTCCACCTACTGTGCCGCTGATCTTAGTCACACCTACCCAAATTGTGGTAGTGGTGGCCGGAGCGGGTGAGATAGCAACCAGTGTACTCAAATACGCCGTCCCTGTATTGGTTACAGTGTCAGACGCGATTGAGTAAGGGCTAAGCATGCTATAAACCTGCGCTTTTGTTTCTGTCGTCAGGAAGGCTGCCAACCCGACGAGCAATATGGTGATCAATTTTTTCATTACTCTTTGATTTTTACCCATCCTTTTTCTGCAAGGAGTTCAGCGGTTTTTTTCCCGAGTTGGAATTCTTCACCATCCCTGTGGTATGGATCATCTTTCAGTGAAATGACTGTTACAGCCACATCAATGATAGCGTCTTTAGGAATCTTGAACTCGGTGGTGACCACTTCTTCCTTTTTCACATCCTCACCTACCACGGTGACCTCTTTTTCTTCTTTCTTAGTTTTTGACATAATCAAGGATTAAGGAATTGCAATTGCTGTTTTTACATCGGCGATCTGATCGTAAACGAACGCCGCGGAATGGTTATCGCTGTGGAATTGATGGAACCGAGTTTCAGCGATGGCTGTCACCAGGTTTTTAGTGAAGTCGTCGTTTTCCCATCCATAAGCGATTCTGAAATCTTTGTAGATCAAAGTCTTCAGCGCGTCAACGGCGAATGCCAACACATCACCGGAAGTGATATTGTAGTCTTCTACAAGGAAGCCGCCAGGGATAGGACGAATGTTCAAGTTCATGTACTGACCTTGGCTGATCGCCTTAGACATTTCCATGTTTGCCACGTCCACAGGGTTCATCGCTACCAGGATAGGACCATCGATGTACGAAGCGCGAATCTGCGCGATCATTGCCCGGGCAACATCCCAGTTATTTGGATTCTGTGTCTGAATACCGGTCAGTGTATAAGCTGCTGCGAAGTTGCGGATACCAGCGGGATCAGTTGAAGATGCAGCACCAGCACTCATCAGTACGCGGTTGATCTCAAACTTCAATTGGTAGGCAAGTTCAGCCTCGATGTACGAAGTCATTCCATCGATGTCTTCCAGAAGTTCAGTTGCTACTTTCATAGAAACAGCAACTTTCTTGGCATTAGACTTTTCAGTTTCCAGTGTGAAAGACACTTTTGGTTTTGCTCCACCTGGTGCAAGGTAATCCGCGGTACCAGAGTTTGCAGGCACCTTCTTATTCACCCATGTGTACGTCTCCAGATTTGTGCGACCCTTTGGTAACAAATCCCAAAGAGTGGGCTGAATACGAAGCAGGTCGATAACCTGTGAACCATTACGGATCAACGCACCAGCACCTAATGCTACCGTATTTGTGAATACAGTGGTCGGTGTCATTGGACTGTCAGCAGCGCGAATCTCCATTGGCTGAAGTTCTGCCTTGATTCCAGACTTGATTTTGGTAATCGCCTCTTTGTTACGTGTCTGCCACTCCGCAACCTGGGCACGGATTGAAAGCATTTCAGGTTCTTGCTCTGTCTTTGCTTTCAATTTGGTAAGCTCTTCACCTTGTTTCAAAAGGATTGAGCGGATACCTCTATCGCCGTCTTCAAGCAGTTCAGCAACCTTTGCAAAATCAATTGCAGGGGTTCCGTCTTCTTTGAGTAGGCCCTTCAAGGAAGATCGAACTTCCTTAACGATGGATTCTTTTTCCGGCGCATCGGGAAGGTCAGCGAATCTCTTTTCAAGATCCTCCACGAACTTCAGGTTATCACCAGATAAGCCTTCTTTTTTAAGTGTTACTTTCATGATTTAAAATTTTGTTAATTCCAGTTTATACTCACCAACTTCCAAAACGCTCGGCTTACTACTTAGGTCAAGTGGTTTGCGGATGCTCTCCGGCTTGATGGTAGCAAGTGAAATCTGTTTAGAAATTAATTGTCTTAGTTCAAGTTGCTTTGCTCTCGGAAGCCCTTTGATGAAATCATCTGTGGATTCCATGAGCTCCTCTTTTTTAGTCTCCCATTCTTCCGCGCTTCTGATTGCGTAGGTTTCTTCATTGCTTCCGAATGTCACTGGGCTTCCCTCCATTAGCATGATCTCAAGCAGAAGAATCGAATCATCAGTTTCATCATACTCTACCTTCTCCCAGATATAATCGAATCCTACAGAGAATTGATTAATGGTGCCTGACTTAATCTGACGTAATGCACGCGTACCTTCCGGAATGTCGTCGCATTCTGCCTCGAAATAAAGACCATAATCGTCTTCCCGCAGAACGGTGAATCTTCCCACAGGATTACAAATTTCATGTTGCCACAGAAAAGCGATTTTCTGTTTGCTTTCAGAATCAGGACCACGCTCACGAATCGATTTAGCGCAGCAACCTTTGATGAATTTTGTGCCGTAAGTATCGCGCACACCCCACACGATGAGATAGCCACGGACCTTACGGTCTTCCTCGGTAGCTGTTACCTTCAGATCGATGAGTTGAAGATTCCCTTCTTCATCGATATAAGACCCCGACAGGGTTACAGGCGCGGCTCTTAACTTCAGTTGTTTTACCTTCTCATGTATCATAGCTGTGGCAATGGTTGAGGTAGATTTAATGGATCTATAGCCGGTTCGGTCTGCTCATCTTTCTTGTACTTATCGCCATCCGGCACAGTATCGTAACCCCTGGCGGTAAGCCATTGGTTCTTAGTGATAAGATTGGCGTTATATTCTTTTTCTAGCGCATTATCGAGTGCCAATGCGGCGTTTGCTTGTGCGAGTTTATCCTCCTGTAGCGCAGCAATGTCGTCGTAATTGTTCACGATTTTACACTTGTTTTCTGCGGCTTTGAAGAACTTGTTGTACTTATTCAGATCCTTTGTATTCCCAGGGATAACATTGCTGTTGTATAATCCCTTTTCGGCGTTAAGTCCGTTGGCATATGTGGCGTCCTGCTGTTCATATAGCGTATAAGGGAACCCATAACGATGGCAAATAGCCTTCTCTCCAGCGACTACAGTTTCCTTAGTGCCAAGTTGTTTTACATCAAAGCTCATCGGATTCCATTTCGCAGCAGTGGCCGAAATGACGTATTGATATTGTGACAACGTTAGGCCATAAGCCTGTAGTGCATCTTGAAGTTCTTTCTTGTCTTTCTTATCGAACGGGACTAATCCAGCAACGTCCTTCTGGGCTTCCGGAGAGATGAACCCGAGCGGCCCCTTCTTCTTCAGCAACACATTGTCAGCTTCCATCGCGGCGCAGATGTTGCTCACGGCCATATCAAGCCCGACAAGACGAGACTGTGGAAGCACAAACCCGCCTTCATCATCCTGCATGAATGAATCCTCAAGGATGATCAGTTGATTCGGGTAAAGCGGGATTGTTTTTCCAAGAATTGAAAAGCGATATGACTTGACCACATCCTCAACCTTAGTCGGATAGATGTAGTTGTATGTAGGGTCTGGCTCGATCAGCCAAGGCGGGATATTAACCATTGAAACCGCATAATCAGGAGTAAACCCAGTCGGGATAAAAGGCAACACGGGACACCAACCAAAAACTTTTTTATAAACTACCTGCTGACCTCGGAACTGCTCCCAGGTCTGCATAGGGTTCGGCTGTGCCAGTAGTTTATTCATATTCTGTGCCCACGAATTCGTAGCAAAATTTTCCTTCCCCTTACCTTCAGCACGGAGTATTTCAATACGACCGGCGATGTCATATTCGGCAAGTCTATCGATCACACACGCCACAGGAAAACAAAGGTCGTAAGCCTTCTTTTGCATTATCCTGCTCTTCAATCCCCACCACTGCGCCTGATCCCCTTTGATGTCCAGCGTTCCGCCTTGTGAATCTGTAGGGATGAACCCTATATTTGGATCTACCCTATTCAGAGAGTTACCGCCCGCGATTGTTCCGAATAGGTAATTGAAAAAGCTCATCTTTTATTGCGGTTAATGAACTTTAAAATCTTCTTATCCTGGTAATATTTTGCGGTGGCGATAGCAACCCACTCTAAAAGGCGAGCGGAAATAATGGCGCAGAGAACGGAAAAAAATATTTCCAGATTCAAAATTGGATATTCGTTTAAGCGATTACTTGTAAAGTAGGAAATAAATTACTGAAAAAGCAAACGGCTAAAGGCGATTCATTATTGCAGCGAGGCGTGACGCATCCCAGGCGTGGTTCTTAGCGTCGATTGGATCATCAGTGCTGACGTAAGTCCCGTTTACTCTTGCCTTGTCTTTGGTGTATCCGGATTGTTCCTCGCGCCAAGGCTTGCAGTCGATGAGGTGGATGTTGTACTTCTTCAATACGCCTATCCCAAACTTAATAGATCCAGGGAAAGTATTGGCAGCGAACACGCGAAGCCCAGCACGGCGGCATTCGGTGATCATACCACGGCCTCCACTGTCACCGGATGGATCAGCCCACACTGTATCTTCGTCGGTGATATGCTGGCGCAGCAATGGTATTAGGACGTTTGATGATGCGGTGGGCTGATAGAACTTTATATCCAAGAAAATGTCTGTTCCGATAACACCGACCTTCACAAGTACTGAAGGGCTTTCGGTATACCCGAAGTCAAGGCCCCAGTATATTTTCTCACAGTTTGACGGGAAGTTTTGAACCCATGTTACTTTCGGGAAAATAAGCCCATCAGGGGCGCGGCGTTCGCCGAGTCCGAAAACCGCCCATTTATAAGCATCAGCGGTTCCGGTTCTTTCATTGTCCTGGCATCGCTTCAGTTCGACTACATCTTCATGCGGGTATTTATCCGGGTTCTTCTCGCAGTCGTACCGCAAAGCCTGTTGAATGGCCTTTGACCTCTTTTCGGCCTGCTTGTTCTGATCATGATCTTCAGCCTGTGAACCTAGGAAAATGGCAATCTTTGAGAACTCAACCGGTTGGTAAGATTCAATTTTTATCCGCTCATTAGGGCTTATGAATGGGTTTTGCCGGTAAGTGGTTCGGATGTGCGCAATGTCCTTTTGAGGGATGATGCTGTTGAATACAAAATGATCCGAGTACTTGGGGTTGAAGTCACCCCACCAGAATTTACGGCACCTCATGATTGCCTGGTCTACAACCTCTTTCGGTATCTCCAGCATTTCATTGAAGAACACGTAATCACACCCAGCCCCGAGGAACTTCTTATCGCTGTCAGCGCCGAGAAAATTTATCTTGTTACCGAACAGCTTGAAACTCGCTACCTCCTGTTTTTGGTCGAACGGTGATCGTATGCTAAAATCATTCAGCCGTCGGTTGAAGTCGTCCCAAAGGGTGGTTTTGAAGGAGTTGTATGTTTCCCGGATGATGTTGATAGTGGCGTTTGTCTCCTTCTTGGAGGTTAGCCAGATGTTGAAATCTACGGATGCGGTGGTTTTACCTGATCGGCTGGAACCCTCCAATAGAACACCGGAAGGTATTGATTCAGCTATGCAAATGTCTTTGTACTGCTCGAAACTGATAACCTTCTTTTCCTGTAGCTTGATGAGCTCCGTGCGGCGTTCATGCTTAAGATTGTCGCAAAGGAAGCGTAGGTTTGGATTTATCTGGTGAGCCAACCTTTTATTCGATTGTAACCAGAACGGTCTTCATACCTCTCAAAAAATCAGGCAGCGTAAATTCGTCCCCTCCATCGTAACCTATAACGAAATCAACCATATGTTTACCATCAGGCATGTTCTCGTAAATAAGCTTTCTAACCTGCTCATCAAAATCAGGATGATTACTTAACTCATCACTGATCTTAAATGAAAACTTTTGTTTATTCTCCATAAACCAAAATTTAATTCTGTTTAGGTGGTGTTTGATGGGTGGTCGACCATCATTTTATTCTGTCTTACCAAGTTCATCAGGGAATAGATCGCTTGTGGCTTTACGCTTATCATCGAATTCGATCTCCTGTTTATCCGACCAATCAAAGTTCTTGAGCGCAAAAATGGCCCCTGTGGCGTATTTTGTCCCAAGGTATTGCTCATACACGTTTTCGATTCTAGCCTTGGCCCTTTTTATGGTGTAAGT